GATGATCTTGAAGCCGTGAAGCATTGGGATGTCGCCAGTTTGAATGGCGTTGTATCCGAAGCCGCTTGTGTCCTTGATGGCACCAGCTTTGCGAAGTGCTGCGATGTAGGCTGGTGACAGAACTAAGTAGCGGTCGTCGTTCCAGTCTGCGCTGTCGCAATCTTCAGCAACATCGGCAACGTCGTCCTCGTCGAATGTGCTTGCCAAACCTGTGAAGCTTGCAGCACCGAAGTTGGCGTTTGTGATTTCAGACCAGATGTCTTGAAGCACTGTCTTGGCGAGTAGGTTACCTTTACGGCGACCGAACTTCTCCATAGTAAGGATGCTTGAGCTGGCGATCTCTACGTCGTCAAGTCCCCAAGATACATACTTGGGCTGTCCGAGTGTGAGTTCGATGGAGTCACTGTCAGCGTCTTGCACTGTGTATGCTCCGTGTGATGTCTTATCGAGTGCAGCGTCGATGGCGGTGTTGTCGCGCATGATGCTTACTTTTTCGCCCCTGCGTGCTGCTTCAGAACTGAAATCAGTAGTGAATGCGGTAAGAGGTGCGATTGCGGTGGTGTATCCTTCAAGCACGGATTGTGCTAGGATATCGTCGTTGATGCCTGTGATTGAGTTGGCCATAGTATTATGTTGTTATTTGTTTGTTGGTGATTAAACCGAAGCCTTAATTGCGGCTTCGTTCTCTCGCCAGAACGCTCCAGCGGCTGCTGGGTTGGTGGCTTTAAGATTTGTGTATTGTGTGTAAAGGTCGTCGGTCTCATCGTCTGCGATGGTTGCGACTGGCTCAGAAACGCCAAGCTCTTGCATACGAGCAAGTGCGGCGCTGCTTACCTTTTCCTCAAAAGATTCTTGTGCTTCCTTACTTTCAGCGAGTTCGGCTTTCACCTCTTCAAGCTCGCCAGTAAGGGTGGCATTTTCGATGGTTGCTTCAGCAAGCTCGGCGGTGCGTGTTTCCAATCTCTCAGAAACCTCTGCCATTTGCTCGGTGATGTTGATGATATCGGATTCGCGTTGTGCGATTACCGCTTCGTGCTCTGTCACCTCGGCCTTGGTGGCTTCGAGTTGATCTTTTAGGTCGTGGTCATTTTTGAAAAGTGCCATAGTTTTTTTGGTTGTTGGTTATGTTATTAGTTGCGATTTCAACTTAGATTCCTTTGATGATGGTTTGGCGTGCGTATTCGTAAGAGGATATTGCGTCAACAAGTCCGAGGCTTTGTGCGCGGTCGCCTTGATACCAGCCTGCTCTGAATACTTCTGGATCAACGCTGCGGTTGCTCTCTACGTGATTGCGGAACTGCTCGCCGTGTGCGTTGATCTCTTCTTGTAAGAACTCACGCTGTGCGTCTGTCATGGGTGAGTCGCGGAATGTGCCTTTGAGGTCTGCGCCTTCGTTGGTGAGCACTTCCATCTTGTAGCCCATTGCTTCCATTAGCTCTGCGTCGTCCATCCACGCCATTACGGTGCCGATGTTTCCGACGTCTGCTGATGGGCTGGCAACGATAGCTGCTGCTGATGCTGCTAGGTGATAGGCTGCACTACATGCCATGCCGTCGCAGTATGCGAACACAGGCACGCTTGATGCTGCGATTGCTTGGCTTGCCTCTTCTAGTCCTGCGACTGTGCCGCCAGGTGAGTCAACGCGCATCAAGATAGCTTTTGAGTCTTGCGCTGCGTCAACCTCTGCAATGATGGAGCGGTAGTCTGTGCTGCCAATCTTCTCGTATATAGCTGGTGCATTGTCAATCAATGCCCCCTTGACGTCGATGTGTGCGATGCCGTCTTCGTCTTCGCTGAGTGCTTGGCGAGGTGAAAAGAAATCAGCATAGTCAATGTCTGATTTTGCTGTGCGGATGCTCTCAAGTAGAGCACACATGCCTGGGCGTGTGATCGCCCATGCGCCTCGTAAGAAAGATGTGTTATTGGTTGGGATCATTGGTCTGGTCTGGTTGTTCGTTAGGTGTCAACATTTGCAACTCGCGGTCGTCAATATCAACGCCGAACTTTGCTTCGTATTCTTCTTTGATGGTCTTGCGCTCAATAATCTCAGCACAACGCTCGCGGATATGCTCTGCGTGTGTCTTGCCTTTCTCCTGCAAGATGCCAGTCATGTTGACTGCACCGAGCTTGTATTCGTCGGCTTGTGTTTTTGAGTCGTTGCGTGGATCAATGGAAAGCTTTGGCGGCATTGTGAAGTCCCAGCGATACCAGTCTTCTGATGCTGGGAGCAAGCCGAGCTTGATTGCCTTAGACAATGCCCAGCCAACAATGCGTCGAGCTGGTCTGCGTAGCACGTCTTGACGCGCTTCAACGCTGGAGCGTGCGCGTGCTTGGATGTTTCTGATGGTTGTTCCTGTGACGTTCTCAGCCTTCCATACTAGCTCCACGGGCCACGGGATGCCTGCTAGTGCCTCACGTATGATGCGATCTTGGAACTTGTCCCACATATCACCTGGTCTTGAATGGTCAATGCTCTCAAGCTTGCTGCCGCTGTTGCTCTTAAAGTGACGCACCATGCCTCCGCTATAGCTTTGAACTGCAAGCCTGTCAGAGTCGCCAACTTCGCCGGTGAGGCTTACGCTTGGATCGTCGAGGTCAACGCCACCTGTGTCTGAGTATTCAATGAGTGCATGAGATGATACCATCATCTGCGCCATCAATTCCCATTCTTGTGATGTCTTTGCCTTACGAAGCTCATGAATCGCGTGGCTCAGTGCTGGGATGCCTCTGCCTTGATTGTGCCATTGCGGGTCGGCAATGTGCACCATGTCTTGTGATGAAATGTATTGGTCGCCGCTTGCTTCGTTACCAAGCACGCAGTATGCGACCGGTGATCCGTTGCGGTTCTCAACGACTCCGTTGCGTATCCTGTTGCCACGATATGCGCCGACAAGTAGAATGTCCTCTTTCACGCTGGATTGGCGTGTGCCAACTCTATGCGCTGGGATGTGCTGAATCTGTGGATAACCAGACTCTGTCTCGGTGAGTAATATGAAGACGTCGCCATCTCGGTCAACTGCCACGCTGTTCATCTTTAAAGATGTGCGGAAGTCTTGCAAGTTGCCTTGCACGTCGCAGACATTGAACCAGCTTTGCAGCCATTCTTTTGCTGCGTCGCCGAACTCGTT